TGATGGATCAATAATTGGATATCCAATACGTAGCGGTGACGGCAACGTAGCTCTGGTGCTAACGATTTATTCAAAGAAAGCAGGAATTCATAAGCCGATGGAATCTGTCAGCCGCTTTATTAAAATGTATATGGATAGAATGGTTCTTGAAATTTGCTTGTACAAGATCAAGAACGACCACAGCAAATTAAAAGAGGTTTCCCATGGTCAACCAGGCTGAAATATATTGCAGCTACACTGAGCAGGAAGAAGCCAAGCGAATCAAGAGCTTCAATCAAAACCTAGCCCTTATCCAAAAGGCAAATCAAGATTATATCCGTATGAAAACTTTGCAGCAAATTCGTGAACAGCAGCAAAGACTCAATAATCGGAAAGATGCTCTGAAACGTTTATTGCTCCGCTTTGGATTTTGATTGTTGCTATGCGACAGGTGAGCAACATGAAGCAGGAACAAAAAGAATAAGCTTGCTTTAGTTCTTTGTGCTTTGTAGCTTGCGGCCATGCACGCCGAAAAGCCAACAATCAAAACGCCTCTTACCTACTACGGTGGCAAGCAGAAGCTCTGCAAAACCATCCTAGAAATGATCCCCGAACACAACCTCTACGCAGAGCCCTTCGTTGGCGGAGCTGCGATCTTCTTTGCGAAGAAGCCAAGCGGAGTCGAGGTCATCAACGACACCAACGGCGAGCTGATCAACTTCTATCGCACCGTGCAGCGTGACTTCGTGAGCCTTGAGAAAGAAATCTCCATCAGCCTTCACAGCCGTGAACTGCACGCCGACGCTTCGGCTGTCTACAACCGTCCGAAGCTGTTCAGCGAGATCAAGCGTGCGTGGGCTGTGTGGGTGCTTGCGCACATGAGCTTCAGTTCAATCTTGGATGGATCATTTGGCTACGACAAGAAGAAGGATTGCACAAGCAAGAAGATCCACAATGCACGCGAAGCCTTCAGCGAGGAAATAGCGATACGCTTGCAGGACGTGCAGATCGAATGCACTGATGCGTTGCGCATCATCACCAGCCGCGATACCGAGCAAAGTTTTTTCTACTGCGATCCACCGTATTTCAATAGTGACTGCGGACATTACGATGGCTATTCAATTGATGACTTTGAATGTCTGTTGAAGACCCTTTCAAAGATTTCTGGAAAGTTCCTGTTGAGCAGTTACCCATCCGATATCCTTGCGCAATATACCGCGCAGCATGAGTGGAAACAGAAGCAGATCCAATCAGGTGTTTCGGTGAACAAGGGTGGCGCAAACGGCAAGCGCAAGACCGAAGTGCTAACGTGGAATTATTGACACACAAATTAATCCCTGTGCATCAAGTTTCGGAAACTTGTATATTTTGGGCATATGGGAGTTGCTGGCGTCGCAAATGAAATGAAGATCGATGATCTTCCGGGAGACCTTCCGGCGGTGGCTGAAATCATCGGCATGGAGAAGACTCTTGAAATCTGGAAGATCTTCTCGGGCAATGCCCTGCGATTCCCAAGTAAGCTTCCCCGCGCATTCTGCGCACGTTACATCCGCAATAATTTCAATGGATCGAACCGACTCAAACTCAGCCGTGACCTCGGCATTGGCGACAAGACTTTTCGTACTCTGCTAAACATGAAAGGTCACTTCGGCCAAACTGATTTATTCGGTTCTACTCCCGCATCAGAAATCCAATGATAATGTTGTTCGCTGCTTGCACATCCTCTTGCTGCAATACGAGGTAAGGCCGCGCAGGGATCTTCACTCGGTGCGACTTGCGTCCTGCTTCCCCTCCAAACTGATGAATGCGTGCGTAAGGCTTTGGCTCTGGACCGATGCTTACGCCATTACCATCCACTTCATAATGGATGCTGCCCATGAGGCCACCACGCATTCCAAGGCCGACAAGAATCTTTCTTGATGCAATGCGCTTCGATGCCCGAGTAGTCAAAGTCTTCGTCTTCTTCCGCTTGTCAAAGTCCTTACCTCTAAGTGAGCCAATGAGTGTGGCTTCACTCAATGATTTCCATTTATCTGGGCGTCCACCTTCATCAAAATTTCTGCGTACGGAATTGGCCACCACGTTGCCAATGGCAAGCAACGCTGGACGCATGTCCCTTCCTCGTTGGCTCAGTTTTTCAAACAAGGACTTGAGCTTCTCGTCGTCTACTTCAATGAAGAATGGATTTGGCATAGTTGCACTCCGTATTGGGAATGGGTATATTGTTCACAGGTGGCGGTCTGGCGGGCTCACTGGCCTACGGTCTTATCGCTTCTTGCAACTCCTCGGTGAAGTCGGTTGCACACCAGGCTCCCTTTTTAGGGAGCCTCCTTTTTTTGGTAGACAAGAATTCCCGTGCGTTGGTCACTGAGCTGCGAAGGCTTGAAGCGGTACGCAGTCCAGCTGACAAACTCACCCTTCTGCGCATCGAATACAACCATAATAGGCTTCTGCTTTCCCTTCTCGGCAAAGACCTTGATGAACCGTGCACGGATCGCAACTTTGCCCGTGGTGCTTCTCATGAAGGCAAGGCGAACTTCATCAGGAGATGTCATTGCAGATAGCAGCGCATCCATGTAGAGCTGGCGGTCTCTTCGGTCAATCTCTGAGAAATGCTTTGCGAGCTCTTCCGAATTCACGTTGAACGCATAGGTGAACTCACCAAGTGGAATGAGCACCTGGCGCACACTGTCGCCGGGAAACAGCGCATCGAGCTTGCTGTCCATCGCAGCCTTGATCTCATCCTTGGTGTTGAGGGTGAGCGTTTCCGTTTGCTTTGGATATGCATGGATCGGCAGGCTGGGCAATGATCCCTCTGCGACTTGCGCGGGCTGTGGAATTACTTTCCACGCCTTCATGGAAACGCCTGGCTTGCCATTCGCTGCGTCACCAGGGTTGTAGTCCCATCCGGGATCAATTCCTTTGTGAACCATCATGACTTCGCCAGTGTCGTGGTCGATATGCTCTACCATGGGATCTGCGGGAGCCTTGTCTGAGACAGAGAGTCCTAGTTCCTTCACATCGTAGCGGCTCACGGCTTCCTTGCGGCACCGGCAATGCCATCCGCATGGAGGCGTGTGTGAACTCCACCAAGGATCGTCAAGCGGAAGGACTGTGTTGTGCCACGCTCGATGTGCAGGACGTTCGCGACCATCCATCATGCAGACATAGCGGCCATAGGGAAAAATTTTGCGCACCTCGGGATCTTGCATTTGGCGTTCGCGACCTGCGGAATGAGCCACGGCCATGTTGGTGCTGTAGATGATTTCAGAACGCCAGTTGCGCGAACCGTTGTATTGCCACCCAGTTTTCGCAACGATGGAGTCAAAATCTTTCCTGAATTCCTGAAGCGTTTTTCCTTCTGCTATTGCACCATCGACGGCCTTGCGGAAATCTGCAAGCAGATCATCACGCATTGCGCCTGCAACGACGAAAGCCTTTGCATGCATCTGGCCTTGCAAGTCTTTCCATGTTGCCGTGGGCAAGTTGATCTTGCTGCGGAAATAATCGACAGCCTCCTTGAACGGAGACGTGCCGAACTGTACATCGGCCTTTGGCATTACAGAAGCCCAGCCTTTTGCATGATCTCGAAACGTCCCTTGAGATTCGCAGCAAGAAACGCTTGTTCCATTTCTGGTGCGATAGCTTCGACATCGACGTTGTCATAAGTCTCAAGCAGCTTGTCGCGGACTTCCTCAAGGCTTGTTGCCATCTCGACAAGCGTTCTGATAGGTGAGAATAATTCGGTCTTTGCTGCCTGCGATGCGAGCTGGATTGCGCCTGCGTCAACATCAGTCAAGCCACCGCTGGGCTCACCTGCGGCAAGGTTGAGTGGAGAGCCTTGTGGCGGCGCAGGTTCCTTTGAGAGATGCGCTGGTGAGAATCCATATGCCTCGATAAAATATTGAGGAGTGAAGCGTGCTCCACTTTGCGTGAGCTTGAGGTCACGAGTCGCAAGATCTTCTTTCAGATCCTGTGGTGCGACAAGGCTCCACCAAGGGCGGTCGGGTGTTCCGAAGTTGAGATCCCACATCCAGCCCACAAGCTGGTTCATCACACCATGTACCAACGTAGCGTCGTCCTTTGCAACATCTTGCCCAACTTGGTAATGGGTCTGCGCTGCAGCACGACTTCCATTTTCACCAATGTCTGCGGTAAGTGTTTGTCCTAAGATCGCTTTGCTGATTTGCTTGTCTGCCCAGTTGCACAGCTTCTCATAAATGTCTGCGCTTGCGCCCTTCTGGGCGGCCTCGATCAGCTGCACCGATCCGTCCTCGGGGATCACTGCGCAGGCATCCTGGATCATGCTGTACAGCGAATCAAGGAATTCTTCCTTGTCTGCTGGCGGAGAGTTGCGTGGATACTTGCCCACGGCAAATACGCCTGCATACTTTTCCACAAACCGCATCCAGAACTTGACGCCTCCACGCTTGAACGTGACAGGCCAAAAACACTTGTCGAGATATCCGTCTCCATAAGGGTTGTCGAACTCGGGCTCGTTCTGCACAAGGAGGAAACGGTAGGGCTGCACAGGAACTCCCATCGGGGCATCCCGCGTAATCATCATGAGCGCGTTATCTGAGAAACGGAAGGCGAAGCTATCCATTGGCTTGCCTATGATCTTGGAAGGCCATACGCGGCCTCCATTGTATTCCCACAGAACTTCCAGCACGGCAACGCCACGCGCCGTTGCTTTCATGGCCTGCGTAACGATGTCGCGGACATCGAGCTTCCAGAGCGCATCTGAGATTTCCTTGCGTGGACCATCTGGTCCTTCCGACAGTGTCCATGGGCAGTTGCGCACGGCACCAAGGCGCTTACGCTCCTCGCCTGCAAGATGGGCATCTTTGCTGAGATTTCGGTGCGTATCGGAGACTCGCCCCATGCGGCGCAAAATGAAGTTGGGGTTCGGCAGGTTTCCGATAGCGTTCCATCCGATTGCCTGCCTGGTGAGGATCTCTTCGCCAGTGAGCTGTTCGGGGGCTTTCTTCTTCGTCATGGGGGTTCCTCTGGTGTTTTCTGCGGGGTTGTCGGGTGGCTTTGTCTTGGTTTGCCTAGAACCCCATTTAACTGGATTCAAAAACGATTATAGGAGGTCAGGGAAAGCCAATACCCGTCCAAAGCGATTGTGGGCTCACAGGGCTCCGTAGCGGGTTTCTATTTAATGTCATTAGCTCATCCTGCGAAATGGGTTGTTGCCATCGTCGAACTGATCTTCCTCACGCCGACGGTCGCGGAAGTCCTTGCGTTGTGAGCGCGTCGTGACGGGTGGAATTCCTGCGGGAGTGTTACGTGCTGAATTGACGGCAAGGGCAAGTGCCCAGAAATGGTCTGCGTGGCCGATGTTGACTTCGTTCTCGTTTTCTTTCTTGTCACTCTCTTCGGCATCCACATCAAAGCGAATGTTGCCTGCGCCTGTCACCATCTTCTTGATGCTGTTCAGGCTGCGCCGTTGTACATCATCTTCAGGAATGAATACCGAGACCGTATCGAATTCCTTATAGAGGTTGTTTGAAAGCGTGGCCTTGAGTGCATTGCCGAAGGTTACCGCTTCTACTTTGTATGTACCGAATTCGATCTGTGCATCTTCTGCGAGGTTCATGCCGAGACCTGATGCGTCAATGCTTGCACGGACTAACGTGGGTAGTTTTAAATATGCGAATAGAATCTTTTTCTGATCCTCGAATCGCATCTTTTCCATGACTCGGATTTCGCGCACCACAAGCTGACTTGCAATTTCCTGCAAGACATAGATGACGGAGAGATGCTTCTTGCGTGCAATGTCATAGCCAAGATACAGTGAACCAGGAATAGTTGCAGGATCCGCGAGGATCCCCTTGCGTTCTGCTCGAAGGATCATAGGCAATGGAAGGAATGGATCCTTGCTATCCTGTGGCTTGCAGAAAAATTCCTCCATGGCATCTTCGGGCGTTTCGCAAGCGTCGATGAGCTCTTGGATCCATGCATCGCGCTCTTCGGGAGTCGTTTCGCGTCCAGTGATCTTGTCATAAAGACCCTGATCAACTGCTTGTCGAATCGTAACTTCGTGCAGTGATGCCTTGAACTTGTTCTTGCCACTGCGAATGCGTTCAACGAAGGCGTTGAAGAGCGTGAACTTTCCATTGTGTGTCGAGATGACTGTGAGGTTGTACCCCCAGACGAGCGCCGCTGGAAGCGCGGCCTTCCACATGGCGCGAGCATGCGGGTGATGTGCAAACTCATCAAGGATGATGTCGCCACCCTTGCCTCGGAACCGCTTGGGGTTCGAACTAAGTACTGTTATGCGGCTTCCATTCGCAAAGCGGATGGTAAGATTGAGGACTCCTTTTTCCTCGTCAGCATATTCAATTTCTTCTCCACCTTCCTCTAACGAAATTTCGCTTGCAGATGCGTTGAAGAAGCGAAGCCAGTATTTGCACTCTTCAATGAAATCCTCGCCGCCCTCTTCATCCGCACCAGAATACCATACGCGGTGATTGATCTTTTCAATACATCTTGAAACGCTCTTGAATGCCGATGAAAATGTTTTTCCAATGCGGCGTGATGCACTGAAGAACGTGATCTGTGCGGTATCACGCACGAAGTCACTCTGGTATGGCAGAAGGAAGCCAGCAAGCTCCAGCGCAAATTCATTCTTTGCGACAACGCCCATTAGGTCAAGCCCATCCGCTGTAAGATGCGCTGATGCATGGTTGCGTCTGCCTTCTTCTTGGGCTTAGCCGCTTCAAGCCCCTTTTCGTATTCGTTGCTGCGCTGGATTGTGTCGACTAATTGGCGCATCGCGTTAATCTGTTTGCTATCGATTACACCTTGTTCAATCAGTTCTTTGAGTTTACGCGAAGCTGTGTGCGCGAGCGAATAGAGATTCTCGTTTAACTTCGTCTTGTCGAATCCAGCGAGACTACGGGCTTCATCCCATTTATCTTCCTTGCGCCAGTCGAGCAATCTTCGTTCACTGATGCCAGCCTTGATCGCTGTAGCTTTTGCCGAAAGGCCGCTCACGACATAAAGTTCGCGGGCAATCAGTTTCTTGGTATCGTCGGGAGTTCTGCTCATGGTGTCACCGCCCCGCGTGTGCTTGGCAGCATGCGCTTACTAAACGGAGCTGCGCGTCTGAACGATCTTGTGACTGCTGCAATGTTTCTTTCCATCGCTCCATAAGATCGTCTTGGCTCTTCATCCATTGCATCATGCTGTCTGCTTGATTTGTAGTCCACCTCCGCTCTTCGCTAAGATGGTATCCAACCAGCAGGCCAGTGGTAACGACCGTCAGTCCATATTTCTTCAAAATCTCTTCGATGATGCTTTGCATGCACATAACATGCCTTCTTCTTCCACCTAATCCGACGCGCATAACTCCCTCCATTTTTCCGTGACTTGTTCGTGGAAAAATGAATGGCAATTTGTGCGGAGAAAGTCATGCTGTCTGTGCCGCACTCTCCGGGTATGTTTGTGCCATGAGAAACAACAAATCCAATCGATTCCTCTGGCTCCAGATCGCTCTCGTGATGCTGGCACTCTTTGTCTCTGTCGCCTCGGGTCATCCTGAGCCGTGCGTATTTGCGGGAGGCGTTGTTGCCGCCGCTCCTTCGCTCGCAGTGCAGCCAGTGAACCCATGGTTCGATGCACTCAAGCCCGGAACATTCCGCGCCTTGAATAACAAGGACTATACGCTATCGCTGACCGATGTGCAGACTGCATGTGCGCAGATCAACGAGCAGGTCAAGAACTGGGTTCCACCGATTGTGAAGGGGCACCCACAGGTTGCCTCGCCGCGCGAAGGCTCTATCAAAGGAGCTCGCATGAATGGTGAGGTGATGCAGCTTTGTGCAGCCGATCTAGTACCGTCATTTGCCGAAGAATGTAAGACTGGTGCATATACCAATGTATCCGTTTCCCTGTATCCTGATTTGACGTTGCGGCACTTGGGCGTACTTGGTGCTCATATGCCTGCTGTTGTTGGGCTTGATCCTATTTCATTTGGGCAGGGCGAGTTTATCGAAACCGATAAGGGCAAAGATTCTGCAAGCATCATCTTCGCAGCTGGAGAAACTGATCTGACGACTCTCGCGCAGTCACAGGATTCCCTCGTATATCGCTTGCGTTGGCGTCTTGAAAGTGCGCGCGATCTGTTCCGAAAAATCCGCGACTACATCATTGATAAAGATGGTTTGGAAAAAGCAGATTCCATCCTTCCAACAAGCACGATTGATAGCGTTGATTTAGGTGATGTGCCTTCTGTTTCATTCTCTGCTCCCGTAGAACCAGCTCCCGCAACTCCTGCTCCCTCCACTGCTGTCGTTCCAGGCTCGTCTGCGGCTCCGGCTGATCCCGCCCGCGTCGAACAGGAGCGGCAGCTTGCAGAAGAGAAGGTTGCACGGCAAAAAGCGGAAGATGAGCTAGCGTCATTTAAGAATGAAAAGCGTACCGCTGAATTTGCTGCTCTCTGTGATAACACGATCAAGGCTGGCCGCATGACCCCTGCGATGCGAAGCCCGCTTGAAGCGTTGTTCAAGGCGGCTGATGCGGGTAATGGGCGCATTGAATTTGGTGCAGGAGAACCCAAGGATACGATCAAGGTGATGGAGTCTTTCCTTGCATCAATGCCAACGGTCATCGATCTCGGTGCAGGAGATCCTAAACCACCTGCGTCATCCCTAAGTGCAGAAGCCGTTGCTACCAAAATTACCGTGCTGGCCTCAGCTGAGGGAATCGGCACATCCAAGGCATTCGAAAAACTCAGAAACCAAGGAGAAATCTGATGAACCCTGATCTCATTATTGGGCAACTGGCACAGGGTGCCATCCCTCCCAAACGTATTGTCGTCATCGGCTCCGCCGACGATACTGTCAAGCTTCCCACGTCTGCAAGCGAAGCCTTGCTCGGCGTGAGCGACCGTGGACCAACCATTGATGGCGGAACTTGCGATGTGCTTCTCGACGATATCGGTGAAGTGGAATTGGGTGGCACAGTCACCCGTGGCGACCGCTTGACCGCGAAGATTCCTGCACAAGGCGAAGATGCCACAGGCCTTGCCATCAAGGGTAGCGCAACTACTGCATCGGTCGGCATGGCCTTGCAGAGCGGAGTGTCGGGCGACATTATCCGTTTCCTCATCGAACGTAACCCTGCCGTCACACCAGCCTAACCGGAGATCACCATGGATTGGAAAAGTCTTCCATACATTTTCAGCGTAACGCCAACAGTCAGTGGCTTCGCTATGGCATACTCGATCCTCGGCCTAGTGGCTGATGAGGTCATGCCACGCATTGACAACATGAACGGCAAGGATGCATTCAAGATGCTCATCCGTGAGCCAGGTGATGCAATGCGCTCCATCAACGATCGCGTTGGCCGCCGTTCCGAACCAAAGGAAATCGAGTTCACTGGCCGCGAAGCGACCGATAGCTGCGAAGTCCATGCGCTCCAAGGATTCGTTGGCCAAGACGACATCATCAACAGCGACCAGTCCAAGTATGAAAGCTTGGTCAACAGGGAACAATCTTCTGTTCTCGAAACGATTACCCTGCAACGTGAGCTGCGTGTGATCAAGGCCGTGCAGGATCCAAGCAACTATGCAAATGTGCTCGATATGACATTTGCACAATCGCTTCTGAATCCCGATGCAAAGCCGCTCGAACTGATTGGCGACTACATGCTCAAGTGCCTGATGCGCCCAAATCAGTTGCGCATGGGTGCTTCGATCTGGCATAAGCTGCGTACACATCCGAACGTCATCAAAGAAGTGTACGGTGCCGCAAGCACCAAGGGCTTTGCGGTTCGCGCTGATATCGCTGCGGTGCTTGAAATTGACAAGGTGATCGTCGGAGATACCAAGGTCAACAGTGCTGCGAAGGGTCAAGACAATAAGATCATCACTGCATGGGGCGAAACGATTTCTGGTGCGTATGTGAACGCACAGGCCACCAGAACCGAAGGCTGCATCACCTGGGGCTTCACTGCTCAGAATGGTCCTCGCTTCGTTAAGCTTGTTCTCAACGAGAAGAAGGGTGGCCGTGGTGGCGTTGACGTCATGGTCGGCGAAGTGGTCAAGGAAGTTGTCGCGGCAAAGGACTGTGGCTTCCTTCTCTCCAACGTTCTCGCTCCTTCTACCTGAGGCATTGATCGATGGAATACTGCACCGTAAAGGATGTGCTCAGCCAGGTACCGCGTGAGCGGGCGGTTGAGCTCTCAAATGACTCGGAGAGTCGCCTTGATGGTGCGGAGCCTGTCGAGTCAGTGATTCAGAGCTGCATTGATGCGGCTCGCTCCATCGTCGACGGCTATTTGCGGTCGGTGGTGAGCTTGCCGCTTCCTAGCGTAGATCCGGTCTTAAAAACTGTGACCCGCGACTTGGCAATTTTTGAACTCTACAAACGCCGCATTGTGCTGGATATGCCAGAAGGACTGGCGAAGCTACGCGATACGGCTATTGCGACCTTGAAGGGCATTGCGTCCGGGACAATTCGGCTTGACTTGCCTACAAGTGGTGCTGAACCCGCATTCAATCCTCGTGTAAGGGCTCCTCAACGCGTGTTCTCCGATGATCTTCTGATGGGGTATGGACAATGAGTGTGATTTCCATTTTGCAAGCAGCTAACGATGCCATAAAAGATAAGCTGCCAAAGGTTCGTAAAGGAAGCATTGATGATCAGGCCGACGCAATCGTGAGGCCTTCGATCAGTCTACACGTTGTTGAAGGCAAGGCTGAGTGGGATGCCTCCGGCACCAAGGCCAACGTGCCATGCAAATTGCTTGCGATCATCCAAGTGGCGAACATGAAACTATTTGAAGAGCGTATCCGTGAGGCTCTCATTGTTGAAGAAGCTCTTGTGCCTGTATTGCACGGCCTTGAACCTGATGGTTGCCAAGAGTTTGAATACAGCGGATGGAAGGATATCACGAATGCGACATTCCGAGAAGAGCGGATCTCGGTTCTCCAAGCATCGTATGACACCGCATATACGATTGATACAAGCAGACTAGACCTGCATCGTCTTGAATCGATCCTTACAAGCTATGAACTGGCTCAAGGATCCTCTGACCTTAGTTCCCAAACCGATTTTCAACAGGAGTCCTGATGACCATCAAGAATAATATCCCGGAGACCATGGTGCCCGGCTCGTATGCCGAGTTCAACTTCTACGCAGGACCAAACGGACTTCCTACGAATGTCCAAAAAGTATTGCTTGTTGGTGCAGGCCTTGCTTCCGCGAGCCTTGCCCCTGCAACCCCACTTGATATTTATTCCGAGTCCGATGTACTCGCTGCTGTCGGTGCAGGCTCCGTGCTGCACTCCATGTACTTGGCTGCAAAATCCGCATGCAAATACACGCTGATTACTCTCGTGAAGCATGCAGAGCCAACGGGTACCGCTGCAACTTGGGCTTTCTCCTTGTCCACTGCGGCAACGAAGAGTGGTCTTGTCCGTTGCTGGATCGATGCTACCTATGTGGATGCATCCATTGTGGTGGGATCAACTCCCGCACTGGCCGCCGCTGCGCTGGTGGCCGCCATCAATGCGAAGACCCAGCTTCCGGTGACGGCTTCTGCCACGGACGATGACATCACGCTCACCGCGAAGAATGTGGGCTCATACATCTCTGCTGCAGGTGGAGTCGCTATCAAGCTTGAAAGTATTGGCACCGACATGGTGGCGTCCTCAGTGACGACGACATCCGGTACCGGAACCGTTGATGTGACTCAGGCATTGGCTTCTGTCTTCGCAGAGCGTTACCACATCATCGGCCTGTCCGTAAACGATGCAACGAACCTCGGTATACTTCGCACTCACCTTGAGAATGCCGCTGGGCCTCTCGAACAGCGTGGGCAACGTGGCATTGCTGCCTTTGAAGGTGTCGCTACCGCAGCGAAGGC